ATGATCTGTCAACGCAACAATCCGCGATGATTTCAGTGGTCAGTGGAGCTATGACAGGGACGATAGCTGTATGGTTGGGGTCTGAGAAATGAGTATCTTTACAGCAGCATTAGGGCCGATAGCCAATCTTGCGGGATCATGGTTGCAGGGTAAAGCTGATAAGAACGCCGCCGCTGCAGAGTTGAAGCTAACTGAGGCCAAGGCGAAGGCCCAAATACTTTTGTCGAAAGAAACAAGCGTTGCCGACTGGGAACGCATCATGGCAGAGGGTGCCAAGTCTAGCTGGAAAGATGAATGGTTCGTAATTGTCCTGTCTATACCTTTGATTTTGGCCTTCATTCCGGGCGCTGAAGGTTGGGTAGATCGGGGGTTTGAACAGCTTTCCAAAGCTCCCGACTGGTATTTTTACAGCCTTGGAATTGCAATTTCAGCCAGTTTTGGTGTGCGCGGGGCGCAAGCCTTTTTTAAGAGGAAATGATATGAGCTTTAAACTTAGCAGACGTAGCCTTGATAGGCTTGAGGGGATTGATGAGCGACTACAATCTGTAGTCAAAATGGCTATTACGCTGACCAAGACCGATTTTGGTGTAGTGCAAGGCATGAGAACCATTGAGCAGCAGAAAGAATTAGTTGCCAAAGGTGCCAGCAAAACCATGAAGTCTAAGCACCTTGAGGGTAAGGCATTCGATATCATGGCGTTCATAAATGGCAGGGCGAGTTGGGAACTCTCGCTCTATGATGATCTAGCTGACGCCATCAAAGAAGCCGCGATACAACTAGGGGTTCCTATTTGTTGGGGCGCTGCATGGGGCACACCAGAAATGCCATACCCAATGGATATCCGTAAGTGGGAAGGTACAATGGAAGACGCTATGAATGCGTATATTGACCTTCGTAGATCGCAGGGGCGCAGGCCATTTATTGACGGCCCTCATTTTGAACTTATAGACTAAGGTGTAACATGCCCCTAAAGAAGCTACTTTTAAAGTCTGGTGTGAACCGCGAAAACACACGCTATACAAGCGAAGGTGGCTGGTACGAGTGCGATAAGATACGCTTTCGACAGGGTACACCTGAGAAGATAGGTGGTTGGCAGCGTATATCTGCTACTACGTTTCAAGGTGTGTGCAGATCATTGTGGAATTGGGTAACACTGGGTAGTCAAAACCTTATTGCCGTTGGTACCAACCTGAAATACTACATTGAGAACGGTGGGGCATATAACGACATCACCCCGTTGCGTGCTACAGTGACGCTCACAGACCCGTTCGCAACAACTTCTGGCTCTCCTATCGTCACGGTTACCGATGCAAATGGTGGGTACACAGACGGAGATTTTGTTACCTATAGTGGTGCTAGTGCTGTGGGCGGACTTACGCTAAACGGTGAATATCAGATAACCCTTACTACCACTACCAACGAGTACACAATAGATGCGGGTTCTGCAGCTTCCTCCACTGCAACAGGTGGTGGTACGGTCACAGCGGCGTATCAAATCAACATCGGTACAGCCTTTGCTATACCGCTAACAGGTTGGGGAGCGTCTTCGTGGAGTTCTGGTACATGGGGTGTGGGGGTTACATCCGTAGAATCTATACGTCTTTGGAGTCAATCTAACTTTGGCGAAGACCTTGTTTTTGGGCCTAGAAACGGACCTATATATTATTGGGATGCAACTAGCGGACTAACATCCCGTGGTGTAGAGCTATCAACCCTTGGCGGTGCAAGCGACGTACCCACAAGTCAACGTATTTTGGAAGTGTCCGACATTAACCGTTTTGTATTTGCGTTCGGTGCAAATGAGTTTGGTAGTGCGACAGTCAACCCCATGTTGGTGCGGTGGTCAGATCAAGGTAGCGTGGTGGACTGGACACCCTCTGTCACGTCACAGGCAGGGTTCCTTACGCTATCTCGTGGTACTGAGATTATAGCCTCTAAACAAGCGAGGCAGGAGGTACTGGTCTGGACTGATGCGGCTCTTTATTCGCTACAATATGTGGGTGCCCCTGTAGTATGGTCAGCGCAGCTTGTTGGTGAAAATATATCTACAGCATCACAAAACTGTGTAGCCTATGCTAACGGTGTGGCCTACTGGATGGGTAAAGATAAGTTCTACAAGTATGATGGGCGTACTCAACCATTGCGCTGTGATCTACGAAAGTTTGTTTTTGGTGACTTTAATGAGCAACAATATGAGCAGGTGTTCGCAGGGACTAACGAGTCGTACCACGAAGTGTGGTGGTTCTACTGTTCTACTGACCAAACAAACATAGACCGTTACGTGGTCTACAACTACCTAGAAGACATTTGGTACTACGGCACAATGGCGCGTACTGCATGGCTTGATTCCGGTCTGCGTGGTAACCCGCTTGCAGCTACATACTCATATAACCTTGTAAATCACGAGGAAGGTGTGGATGACAACGAGACAGCTACTACCGCAGCTATTCACGCGTATGTAGCTTCCGCAGAGTTTGACCTAGAAGACGGCCATCAGTTTGCGTTTATATGGCGTATCCTGCCTGACATACGGTTTGACGGGTCTACAACAGGTTCCCCCAGTGCGACGATGACGTTACTACCGCTTGCCAATTCTGGGTCTGGTTATAATGATCCTCTGTCGGAAGGTGGCAGTAATTCACGTACGATAACACGTACGGCTGTGCTTCCTGTGGAAGCGTATACAGGGCAGATATACACCCGCGTGCGAGGCAGGCAGCTTGCGATGAAGGTAGAGTCTACTGATGAAGGTGTTACTTGGCAGCTTGGTGCGCCGCGTATTGACATGCGCCCTGATGGGAGACGGTAATGGCCCTGATTATAACCTCGGATAACGACCTAAACCCCCCAGCGCCACCCGCGCTTCCGCTGGCAACAGACGAATACAGCCGACAGTACCAAGACCAGCTTAACAATGTGCTGCGTCTGTATTTCAACCGTATTAACGCTCTGCAGCAGCAGTTGGATTGGGCACAGGCCGTTGACTATATAGACTTTAATACAACCCCTCCAGAGTTTTCCCACCAGACAGGCCGAGTAAACTGGGACGCCCCTGACGCCTGTCTTGAGGTAGATTTAGAGTACGGAGTTGTACAGCAAGTAGGACAAGAGATCTACGCCCGTGTAAGTAACAACACTGGGGCTACCATACCTAACGGCACTGCGGTGGGTTTTGCCGGGGCTACTACAGACTCTCTTAGGGTTTCCCCTTACCTTGCAGATGGCACATCGCCTACGGTGTATATCTTGGGCGTGATGACTCACGACCTGCCTGACTCTGGGTTAAAAGGCTACTGCACGGTATTTGGCTTTGTGCGGGATTTAGACACTACCGGCACGCCATACGGTGAGACTTGGGTACAGGGGGATATTCTCTATGCCTCACCCTCCACTGCTGGCGGTTTTACTAAGGTCAAGCCCACTGCTCCGGACAACGTCATCCTCATGGCGGCTGTTACGACTGTTAGCGCTACAGAAGGGGTCATTTTTGTCCGTCCTACTATTCTCCAGCAGACGTATTACGGCACGTTTAATCTGACTACCACTTACAGCCCACCACTTGCTAATACGGCCTACCCCGTTGTGTTTAACAATACTCAGTCCGCTAACGGCGTGGCGTTGGGTACTCCTGCTTCTAGGGTCGTTGTGGTCGAGTCAGGGTTTTACAACATATCAGCAACGCTTCAGTACACCAGCTCAAACGCGTCATCAAAGAACGTCTACAGTTGGATTCGCAGGAACGGTGTGGACGTTGCGCAATCATCCCGTATTTTGAGCCTTAGCGGAAGCGGCGTGTATAGCCCCGTGCTGATTTCAGAATCGGTGTCGCTGGCGGCAAACGACTATATCGAAATTGTGATGGCTTCAACGGACACAGCCGTATCTTTGGTCGCGGCCCCCGCTACTGCGTTTGCACCCGGTTCACCAGCCGTTAATTTGGTGGTTGAGCAGATACAGCAATAGAGATACATTGTAGGCACCCTTAACAGAAAGGCGCGAATCAGTTAAACCTACATACCGAGGCGGCTACATCTCCACACCCCGGTATACCATCCGCGTCTATCGACGTATCATTCGTGAGTAATGTGTAATGGCAACAGTTATAGATAGTAAACAAGAAATGCTGGACGGTATTGATGTTGTTGGGAAGTCTTTAGCTGATAATGCTAGAAATATGTCTAATCAACAAATACAGGCTGAGATGTTGGCTTTGGCAAAAGCTGCACAAACTCCCGAGTATACTATAGACCAGTTTGGCAATACGGTATTTTTTACAGGTAAAGGCAAACATAAAAAACTAGATGTGGCTGTAGGGTATTTGTATAACGTGGATACCGCCAAAAATTTTATAAATAACGCCACTGAGTATTTAAACGCGTTGCGCCGTCGAAAGATGGATTACTACACTGCAACTGTAGCAGGCAGTACATATGTTCCAATAATAAAATTGTTAGCACGGAAGTTCCCTATGAAATTGGTTAAGTCACGAGGTGGAGATGTGTACGCCATGACGATAAAGTTAAATGGGGAGAATAATAATGGGGATTAAACTACCAAAAATTGACCTCAACCCATTTGACGATCCCGGCGGACCCCTTGAAATAGATTTGGGGGACATAGACTTATTAGATTGGGAGATTGATCTTAACCCGTTTGACGCGGGTGAACTCCTTGAGGTTGATTTAGTCGATTCCGTTGAAAACATAGTGACGGCTATAGAAGAAGACCCTATTGGCACATTGGGCACCGTTGCAATGACTATGGCGGGCATGCCTCCGTGGGCTATATCGCTGGTGCAAGGGGCAAACACTGTAGCACAAGGCGGCAGCATTGAAGACGCCGTTAAAGGTATGGTGCTTACCTATGCAGGAGCACAGCTTGGCGATATAGCAGGGAACCAAGCAAACAAAGCACTGCAGCAGTTAACCAATCAAGCAGGGGGCAACTTAATTAATCCTGCGGTGGCGAACGCTATAGGTGCAGGCAGTAAGAACGCGGCTATATCTTTGGTGCACGGGAAAAGTCCGCAGGAGATAGCTAACTCGTTCCTTATGGGTAACGTATCCGCTGGTGTGGGGTCGGTCTTAGGTAAAATTGACGATAGTTTAGGTTTAGATGGAACTGCGTTTGAGGATCTATCCAGTGGCGTGCAAGATGCTGTTACTGCGGGTGTCGTTGCTGCTATTGAGGGTGGAGATGTTACCGCTGAAGCCATAACAGGTTTGGTAAAAGGGTATGGGCAAGCAGTTATACCTGTAGCTGAAAAACTCCAAACTTCTATGGGCCTCAATGAACGCCAAGCCACACTTATTACTGACGCGTTAGGTCGTAGTATGCAGTCGGCTTTTGAGGGTGGAGATCCTACAGATGCATTCTTTGAATCATTCCGAGTAAATGCTGAAAAAGAGATGAAAGACTGGGTAAACTCCCCAGAAGGTTTGAACATAAACCGCAAACTTGATGACTTATTTAACAATACGCCCGAGTTAGAAGAGAAAGCTGAAACGATGAATGAGGCTGGCGGTGCGTATGTTAAGGCGTCAGAAGATTACGAAGCCGCTATTGACAATTATAACCGTGCAGTAACGGGTAATAATTTTATAGCTAACGAAGAAAAACGCCTGCTAGACGAATATAACAGGCTAAAAGGTATTTATAATGATACCAATGATGAAACTACATACAATGCAGCAATAACAGCGCAGAACAACCTGACCACTTATATTGCTGAAAACAAAGATCAGGCGGCACAGTACCAAGCTGATATAGCCACATATAAACCGATATATGACGCTGCTAAAACTGCGTACGAATCTACACAAACCACCTACATCGAAGCAAAAAGTGAGTATGACAAAGCCACAAATTTTGTTTTGTCTGACATAGATGATTTAGGAGATGAGTTTAAACCTATAATTTCCGCTGCGGATATGGCGGTAGCAACCGCGATAAGACCCACATTTGACCCTGAAGAATATAAACGTGTGCTGCAGCTAGAGGCCGATGAAAACGCCGCTACCCACTACCTAAGCAATCAGGCAGATGGCGATGCAGCAATAGCAGCGTCAATAGCAGGGCAATACCAAGACGCTATATTAAAGCTACGGGGGGATGAGATTGATGAACTACCGGATACTCTGCCCGGTTTAGATACGCGCGTGGATAAGTACGGACGCCCCACTATGCCTGCTATGCCCAGTTTTGGGGAACGTCCTGAGCTTGATGCAGGTATGGATGGTTTAAAAGAAGGCGATGAAATAACAGCACAAATAGCCCGCGAACTTGGTTTTGGGGATAATATTATTGGGGAGACCCTGCAACTATACGACCTTGTAGACTTAGATAAAAAAGGGTTTTTTGTTAACCAATTAGACTTGGCAGAAGCTAAAACTAAAGATTTTGTTACGGGAAGCCCTGAAAAAGTAGAGTTTGTTGGGGCAAGAAGTGATCTATCTGACGAGGAAAAAGCCCATCATGCATACTCAGGATACCTACCTGACGAAGGCATAGATTTAACCAACTGGTTTGCAGATACCGCGATAGGTAGAGCTTTAAAATCTGGAGCCACTTCAGGATTTGTTGAGGAAGTAGAGGCAGGTATATCTGGAGGCGTTCGCGCTGCGCAAACAGCCTTGGACGAACTCGCTGCTGGCGTAGAATACACACAGATAATGAAAGAAAAAGGCGCTACAGACCAAGATATCGCAAATTATGCTATGACTGGCAAGCTTCCAGAGGGTATGACACTCACTGACGAAGACCAATTTACCGCCCGCATGCGCAGCTTTACTACAGAAAATAGTTTTTTAGAAGACGCAAATGATTTTGTATCTAACGGACTACTTACGCTAGCCGATAATATGGATGCGCAAACATTAACTGTTGAGGAGCGAGAAGCCTTAAAAGAAGCGGCTATGACGGGTAAATTGCCAGAAGATTTTGAAGTGACAGGTAATCTTGAAGCATGGGTACGCAGCCTTACTGGCGAAGCCGCAGGGGAAATCCCCGATGTTATAGCACTAGCACTTACAAAAAACCCTTGGGTTCTAGGGGCAGTTGGTATTGTCGGCGCAGGAGAAGCAATATCGGGAGCAGAAGCCCAAGCATCGGCGTTAGTAGATGAGCTTGCTAGTTCAGGGGAGCTTCAAAATAACGCTAAATACCAACAAGTCCTTTCTGAGTATGGTGGGGATGTAGAAAAAACAAAAGCGTTTTTATCGCAGGAAATTTTACGCCACAACATTGCTAAAATAGGAGCTACAGGATCTACGGATGCGGTAGCCCGAGGGGCGGTAGGAAAAGCGTTTGCGGAGGGGGCACAGGGTGTTTTTGAAGGAGCATTTGTTCTGGATGCTGCTAATTTTGTGTTGGGTATGGATATGGATACTCTGGCAGACGCAACAGGAGCGTTTGTTAACGAAGCCCTTGCGGGTAAAATCGCAGACTCTGTTGCTTCTACTACAACAAATATAATTGATCCGTTCAATTCATACCAACCTAAAACGTTAGAAGAACAAGCCTATGCAGGGCTTTTAAACAGTCTTTCTTCTTGGGGTGTAGTACCTGATAATCCGCGAGATAGTAATGCTACTGAACTTGTAAGCACGCTAAGTGGTCTGGGTTTTGATACAGATACGATTGTAGATATTGGCAACGTTGCGTACAACAACGATTTTGTAACCAAAGCTGAAATCTCAAACACTTTAAAAACCATTAACCCTGCGTTTAACCCTACAGAAGAGCTATCAGAACAAGCGTATGAACAGTTTGGGGGTAACAAGTCACAGGAAGAGTTAGATAAGTCACTAGAGACATTTATTGACCCATATTACTTTGATCGTGATGAGATTAAAGCCGCAGCCGCAGCCGCAGGTGTTACACTTACTGACGAGCAGGCTAAAGAGTATGAGGGGCAGGTAGAAGATGAAGCCGAAGCTACTACAGACCTTGTTGATGATCTAAATAAACCTGTCACTAAAGGTGATATATTGGAGGGGGGCGTTACCTCTATATCTACGGACGATGTTCAGAATATTGTAGATACAGCTATAGCAGGGTTGCCTGACACGGCTTCACCTGAAGATGTTAGCACAGCTATAAACAACGCTATATCTGGGTTGGAAAACATATCTTCTGCAGATGTAGACACTGCTATAAACAACGCTCTTGCCGATATGAACAACCTGTCTACGGACGATGTGCAGGGTGTTGTAGACAGTGCTATAGGCGAGTTGAACAACCTGTCTACGGACGATGTTCAGAATATTGTAGATACAGCTATAGCAGGGTTGCCTGACACGGCTTCACCTGAAGATGTTAGCACAGCTATAAACAACGCTATATCTGGGTTGGAAAACATATCTTCTGCAG